ATTAATGTCCCTTATTAAAGCCTCTACATTCGCTGCAAGTGCACAAACACGAGCAATAAGGAACTGAATCTCTTCGATACCAGGACTCTCGAATAAACTTTTTGCGTAATCAATCAGCCCACCAACCTTATCTTTAATACCTTTCTTATTCTCTTCGGTAAAGAACGCACAGGTCTGTTCTCGTACTGTCATAATACCTTTTACAACTTTAGCATCTACAAATGTTTCAAAGCCTTCTGTAATAGCAGCAGGATCGAAATTATCAACCATATCTTGTACTTCTGCAAAGACTTGGTTAATTACGGCTTCAACCTTTTCCTTAATTTCTTCAATTAGTTTATCAATGATTTCTTGAACAGTAAGATCTTTAATTCCATCGTATCCTCTACTGATCTTATCAGCAATTGCTAAAGCATCTGTAATCAGACCATCTACAACTCCAATTAAATCAAAGAACGCATCAATAGAAGAAAAGATAGAATCAAACCTATCGCAGAATCCACCTAATAAACTTGTACTGAAATCGTTTTTATAATAAGAATCTAAATTCCTTGCCAATCTCTGATAATCATTTTCATTCATTAAACCTTGAGGAGTATAATTATATCTCTGAATAAAGTCAGCAGTTTCAAGTTGAGAAATATTTCCTCGGTCCCATCTTCCTTGAAGGTCAGGGTAACCACCAAGATCTCCTATACTCTGACGAAGCAATCCATTTAAGTAATTATTTGATAAACCTAAATCATCTCCGTATAAACTTGTTGCTTTTGTTAATGGATTTAATTCTGCATCATTAGCAATACTATCTGCAACTTGTTGAGTTACTGCATCAATTTGAGAAAGAGTATATCTTCCTTTTAGATCTGTAACGTTTACAGGTTTTAACGATAACTTATTTAGTGTAACTTGATCATTAGGATCTATACATACGCCTGCCATTTTACACGCCTCCTATATCAGAGTTAGTCGCAGAATCATCAAGTGGTGCAAGAACGCCTGATGCATGACCCATTGCGAAATAACCTTTAGGAACAATAGAAGTTGACTTCCCAGGAGGTTCAGGCATTTTAGATAATGTCATACCCCATGCTCCAAGATCAATTGGAACAAAGTCGGCAACAATAGCAAGGAATGCAGATGCAGGATTTAATACCTTAGCGAGAAACTCTGGACCATTACCTGTAGGATACGCCCAACCTGAAGTAATCCCAGGTAACGGTGCAACTACTGGTGCAGATTGTGCAGGAGGTAATAATGCAGGTACACTTGGTATTGATACACTTACAACTGGCGGACGATAAGCTCCGTTATATGCAGCTCCTGTTGCCGTCATAAGTGGTGCACCTAAAGTAGTAAAGTCACCAGATGTTGCTGCTACCGTCGTTGCGATAACTGATGGTGAATTCACAACACTGCTTGAAGTAATAATACCGGAGTTAATAGCAGTTGTATTAAACACTCCTGTATGAGAAGTTGATACTGAAGCAATATTCATTAACGGTGTTGTTAAACTCCATCCTGGTGTAGGAACAGAAGTCCCTGTAAGCAGTGTTGGTGGGATTAACCCAGAAGCCGTATTGATTATATTTGATCCAAATAAATGTATGTCTCCAGGTGTAGATAGCTTTATAGCCTTGGTTGAGAATACATCGTAAGTGTTTAGTGCAGTATTTTTAATATTCTTGGCAACGAAGTTTAATTGATTAACAGATTCAAACTGTATTTCCTTTTTACCAAATACAGTCATAATACCTGCATTGGCTTCTAACTTAACATCACCGCCACGAAGCTGAACTTGTTCACCACCGTTTAGATTCATTTGTCCACCAACACCAAACTCGGCATTGCCATGAACAAGCATTCGATAGTCACCTTCTATTTCTTCAGTCTTATCACCTTTTACATAAACATGCGCATTACCATTAATCGTAACAACACTATGACCTGACGATTCATGTTTCGTTCCGATATTAACTTCATAACGATCTGCTTCAGCTCTTTCAGTAACAGATCCTTTTGCATCTATTTGAATATAAGAACCACTATTGTGATGAATCATAATTCTCTCTGCACCTGGAGAATCATCAATCTCAATACTATGTCTTCCTGTTTTAATTACTTTATTGAATGGATATTTGGCAGCATATGCTGGTGATGGCTCTGACCATGTTTCATCTGTATTCGCAATCTTTTGATCGTGTACTCTATTTGCTGCCATTGCTAACAAATAAGTTTCTAATAATCTTTCACCTGTTGCTAATTTATCAGGACCGCCACCTGTGTTAAATTGTCGAGGTGCAAAATCACCACCTAATAGATCACCATCCTTTTCTGCTATCACTCCATAACCATCTTTTATGGGATCCATCTCTTCGTTATATTTACCTGGGATTAATCCAAGTATTAATGGATGTTGTGCCATTCTTCCATCGAGGAACATTCCATAAACAAAAGCATTTAAAGGTGGGGGTGGATTGTTTGGATCATAACTACCTGAAGCACAAATTGCCCAAGGCAAATCTTTTGTAGAAATATCAGAGTGTGTACCATGAATACCAAACGCACGAACTTGTATCTTTCCTTCAAAAGATTTATCTACGTTATTTTCCACAACTCCTATAAAGAAATGTGGTTGTCCTATTCCTGAACCATCTGCTGTGTTCATCTGCCTGTTTCCCAATCAAATTTAATCATTGCCAATTCTGTTTCTAAATTAGTACCGTCTATATTATGTGAAGTTGCATATATTAAATAGTAACCGCTTAATCTTTTATTCTGTTCGCCTTCTAAAGTAGCATTAGGTTCTAATACTGTTAAATCAACTACCTCACCTGGCTTTAAATCTAACCTACCGCGAATCACAGCATTACACATGTTTTCATTTAAATGATAATGATAAGCTCTTCTATTTTGAATAATCTCAGTCATATGTTGTTCACCGCGAGGTATTTGCCCAGGTTTCTGTTCGAAGCCTGCAGCTGACCAATCTCTATACACAACACTTTGCGGTGCATTAGATTCAGTGAACGTATCTTTAATAAAACTTTCAGTATGTTTTAAACCTACAACACCACCGACTTTACCTTGCATTCCTTTATACTTACTTTTCTTTTTAACATAGTCGTAATGGAAATCTCTTTTCTTTTTTGTTGTGAAATCAATTTCCATCACTGAATTTTTATACGCACCGTTTGTTAAATCTTTTAATGTATTAACATGATTGGAAGTAGTGAACTCAGATAATGTTTCTATAATAACAGGACCTGCTAATGGATTACGATCAACGATAGGAGAATACTTTAATGATTTTCTTTCAGCATTATTTGCTTCTGCTAATAACCATTCATCAGTTACCCAATTATAACCATCAACTGTTTCAAAGAAACGAAACGTAGATGATTTAGATTTATTCGTAAACGCCTTGGCACAAAGAAATTTCATTGCTTGTATTGGATTATAGTCAGGAATAATAACTCTCATTTCTCCATCAGAGTCTTCTACATTAAACGTTCTATTCTTTCCAAGGTTTTTCTGAAAGTATGTTTTAAATAATTGCTTTGCACAATAAGAAGCGGACTTGGAACGGAAAGCAGTAATAACATTCTTTGTCATTGCTTGCCAAGAAGACCTTGTTACAAAGTGTAATGTATAAGCGTACTGATCGCCTGATTCTTTTTGTATTGAAACATTACTTATTTCTATTATCTGTAAATCTAAATTAAGTTCAGTTTGTAGGTCGTGTGATTTAAGTCTAAGTTTTAAATTTTCTTCTGCTCTAATAGGCAATGTTGTTAATAAACCAACACCATCTAAAACATCAATAGAACCGGTAATTGTTCCGTTGGCCATTGACTGCTGTAAATCAAACCTACCAATAAGACCAGTAATAATTTCAGACTCTCTATCGGCAGTAATAATCTCCGCAGATTCAATCGTACAATATCCTGGGTTAAAAGTCTCTTCCATTATTCGCTTACGCTATCTCGTAATTCTCGAGTTATTTGTCCCAAGTAGACATCGTCGAATAAAAAGATTTCTTTTTTATTGTCATTAAGTTGTGTTTCATATTCGAAGATACGATAAGGAACCCAATCGTCAGGAATGATTCTTTTCACAATAATCTTTTGTCCACGTTCAGTACGCAGAATGACACGGTCCTCTCTACGAAGATAAATTGTTCGGAATGATTCCGGTGCTAAAATAATATCATTTACTGCCATGTGCTATCCCTAAACCTTTTTGATATAATATAATATGTTTTCATCAATACTTTCATTCTTAGTCCAATCAATAACATCTTCACCAATTTTACCAGACTCTGCGGTATATTTATCTACCAAGTAATCATTAAATGTTTGAGCATCCATTGGCCATTCATAATAAGGATCTATGATATTGTTTGCCATATACACTAACCAAATATAATCAACTGAACCGTAATAATCTAAAGCAACATCTTCTGCTCGTTCGCCATCTTTAACGGTGTATGAATAATATAAGTATGGGTTATTAGAAACAGCCCTCATAAAAGAAGCACGTCGAGAAATGTCTCTTACCTTTCTTCCTTCATATCTGATTACTGGGAAGTCTTGAAAATACTTATAAGACACTTTATCCTCCTGCGTTATTTGCTGATGGGGTTACTGTATTGTTTGCGGTTGGTGTCACCTTAGGTATTTGAACATCTAATGCAGGAAGCCCAGCCATACCATAATCTTCTGCGGTTTGTATCTCGAGTTCCATAAAGGTCATTGAAATATTAATACCCATAGGTACACCACCTTGAGCAATTGTTGGCGAACTTCCGTTGTCTGCATAGTTAATATCTATACCTTTACACATACAAGGTTTAAATCTCGGATAGTGCGATTCGTCAACTCCTAAAAGATTAATCATTACAACTGAAGGATACTTTAAATACGCTCTTGCTAATCCACCACTAGTTACATCACGCAATCCTTCAGCGCCTTCTCCTGACGGTGCGAGAGGTTGTACTTGTGGTAATATTTTGCTTTTAACTTTGTTTACAATATTTTTAATATCATCAGCTTCTTGTTTGTTGGCTGGATATACTGACCATGAGAAAGAAAAGTTTCTTAAATCAACTCCGCTGAAATGTAAAGTAGTAAGTGGATTTTGTACTGAACCTAAAGCAGCGCCAAGTGATTTTTCTCCAAGACCTAATCCACTAAGAACACTTGTTCCTAATGTACCAATTAATCTTTTAAACATTCCACCTGATTCTTTATCAAAGGCATCGCCGCTCAGGATTCCTTGAGTTCCACTAGCAATTGCGTTGCCTAGTTTCTTTGCTGCAGCAGCAGGGTCGTCTGCCGCGGCCACTGCTTGTCCTGTAAGGAACTCTTCAATGAATCCACGTTCAAAAGAATTGATCTGAACTCCTGTGGAATCTGTTAGTGTATTTGGAAACGGTAATTCTAATGTAAAGGTACCATTTTCTCTAGCTCTTCTTTGTGACGCGGTTCCCCATTTCGTTCCACCCCCACCTGTTAAGTTACCAACGGGTGGTTTAGAAATAAACTCGGAATAATTATAGTCTTTGAATATAAACTGGATTCCGTGTGGGAACTGTCCGCTTGGCCATTGAAGTCGGTCTATACCGCCTCTATCTCCCATTCTAGTTTTAAAGTCAGGTCTTGCCATGAATTTTCCTCAATTCGTTCCGACGAATCGTAATAAATATGTATATAGTTAATTTATTATTTATAACAGTAATCGGAAGTATATCATGGCATATAAGGGTAGATTTAGACCAAAAGATCCCAATAAGTATAAAGGTGACCCTACAAAAATTATTTATAGGTCTTTATGGGAGTTTAAAGTATTTAAATGGATGGATTCTCACCCAGATGTAATATGGTGGCAATCAGAAGAAGTAATTGTTCCATATAGGTCTCCGATAGACGGTAGAGTACATAGATACTTTCCTGATGTAATAGTACACAAGAAGGATAACTTAGGTAATCCTCAAACTATTATGATTGAAATCAAACCAAGCGCTCAATGTAGACCGCCTGATATAAAGAATAAGAATAAAACAAAGACAGGCAGAGTTTCAAGAAGGTATTTAAATGAAGTTAAAACATGGGGAGTTAACGAAGCAAAATGGAAAGCAGCAAAGAACTTTTGTGCTGACCGAGGATGGCATTTTACAATTATGACAGAACATCATATTCCAGGAGCACGATAAGTGGCAACTTTATTTTCAGATATATTAGCAAAGGGTATACGACAGGGACAGGTTCCTGCTAGGACAAAGAGTGCAAGAGAATGGTATCGTAACCAAGCTAAAACAAAAGCAGGTAAAGAAATGACTGCTGAAGCTATATTAAGTACAACAGATAAAGGAAGAGCAAAGTCTCAGTTGCGTGGTGATCAAGTATATGGTTCAATGTACTTTTTTGAATACGATCCTAAACATAAAGATACTTTACCATATTACGACAGGTTCCCACTTATATTTCCAATAAATAAGGTAAAGGGTGGTATACTTGGAATGAATATGCATTACTTGCCACCGAAGATGAGAGCACAGTTAATGGACGCGTTATATACAGTATCTTCTGATAAGTCGTACGATGAGAATACCGTATTAAATTTAAGCTATAAAATGTTACAGAGTGCTTCTCAATTTCGGTTCTTTAAACCTACAGTTAAAATGTATTTGGCTAAACAAGTCAGATCAAGGTTTATTAAGATCAATGCGTCCGAATGGGACACTGCATTATTTTTACCAGTACAATCATTTCAGAAACAGAGTCAAGGTGTTGTGTGGGCTGATTCAAGAAGGATTGCTAGGAGTTAAGAATGGCATTTAATATTAATAAATTTAAGTCAACTTTTGAAGGTCTTGGTGGCCCAGCTAAAGCGAATCTTTTTGAAGTCATAATGACTAATCCTAAATGGATGAATACCTCAACGGAATCAGATAAAGGTAAATTTGACGCAAGAACCTTTGCGATGTTTTGTAGTGCAATTGCTTTTCCTGGTGTTACAGTTAATACGACAAACTATGATTACGTTGGACAGTTATCAAAAATTATTCCGAGCAGTATTACTACACCCGGTCCAATTACAGCAACATTCATCTGCGATTCAGATCATCATACATTAAGATTCTTTCATTATTGGATTCGTCACGTTTTAAATTACAGTTCTTCTGGTGGTATTCATAGTGAATGGAAAGAAAAGCTACCACATGAAGTTGGATTTAGAGATGACTATTGTTGTGATATAGAAATCAAACATTATTCTACTGATAGTAATCCAAGATCTTATTATTCGGCAATGTTACAAAAAGCATATCCAATTTCAGTAAGTGGAATTGATTTAGCCTGGGATGGTACTGATCAGTATTTAACGATACAAGTACAATTTGCTTTTGACGATTACGAATACTCTGCGGATAAAGCAGGACATACAGGATCACGTTCAATAAGAGGCGCAGGTTTACTTGATCTTCTTGGAGATGTGGCAGGGTTTGCTGATACTGTAAGAGGAACATTAAAATCAGGCAAACCAAGAAACATTCAAGACGCAGTTAACAAATTACAAAGAATAGGAAATTCGTTAGATAACATAACTGACAATCTTCCAACTAAAGGATAACAAATAGGAAATATATTATGGCATTACCAAAAATTGATTTACCGTTAAACACAATAACTTTACCCAGCGACGACAGTAAAGTTTTATATAGACCGTTTACAGTAAAAGAAGAAAAGATATTATTAGTAGCAGCGGAATCAAGAGATCCGTTGGTAGAAATGGTAGCAATTAAACAAGTAGTAAATAACTGCTTATTTGATAAACCAATTGAAGAAATTTCAATGTTGGATTTAGAATACATATTTTTAAAGCTAAGATCGACAGCAGTAAATAATACAGCAGAGTTTACAATAACAGATCCAGATACAAATGAAACTATACCGTTAACGTTTGATATTGAGGACATGGAAATCAAAAGAGATCCTACTCACTCTAAAGAAATTAGAATTAATGATGATTTAGTTTTATATTTAAAATATCCAAACATTGATGATTTTACAAAGATAGTTGGAATGGAACCAACCGACCCGTTAGTTAACTATGTTATTATGGTTGCTTGTTTAGATACATTAGCAACTGAAGATGAAGTATTTAATTTTAATGAGTATAGTGATGAAGAGATCGGCGATTTCATGGACAACTTAACTGGTGATACTATTAAGAGGATATCTGCATTCTTTGAAACAATGCCGAAGTTGAGACAAGAAATTAAATATACAAATAGTAATGATGAAGAAAAGACATTTGTTGTTGAGGGGATGCGAAGTTTTTTTACGTAGGCCTTAGCCACATGAGTCTAGGGCATTATTATCAATCTATTTTCGGTTTGGCACAGCATCATAAGTGGAGTATTAGTGATATTGAGGGTCTAATGCCATACGAAAGAGATTTATATTTTCAAATGTTATTAGAGTTCATGGAAAGACAAAAAGAAGCGCGTGAGAACGCTAAAAGGTAATAAATTAAATGGCAGAAATAAGTAGAGATACGACAGCAATTTTAGATCGTCTTAAACGAGAAGGTAGCCTTACTCGTAATGGTGGCGAGGGCAAAAATTCTATTAAGCAAATTAATATTAACCTTGATAAATTTGGTGTAATGTTTCAAGGTATACAAAACGAGCTTGCCAATTTAAATAAAACGTTTGGTCAAATGCTAAGCGCGAATCCTAGTACATTCCAAGGACCATTACCACAAGCCAATACAGTTGCCCCAACAGTAGAACCTCCTACAGTTCAATTTGACGAAGAACAATTGCGTGCGCTAGGCCTTGACGAAGAAACAATTAAGTTACAAAAAGAATCTGCTACTTTAAATATTAAAAATAATTTGGAAGATGAAAAGTTAAGAGCTGAAACTGAAAGACAACGAAAAGAAGACGTAGCAGATAAAAGAAGAAAAGAACGTTCAGAAAAAACTAAAGACTATTTAAAAAATGAAACCATTACAGGACAGGTACTTACAAATCCATTAAGCTTCTTTACTAAATTATTAAAAGGGGCTGCCATTGGGTTCGTTGGATTTAATGTTGTTAGAGGTATTGTAGATCAATGGACAGGTGGTGCATTTACTGAGTTTGTTGAAGGTATAGATTATAAAGCAATTGGAGAAGGTATAAAAACATTTGCTTCTGTATTTACAAATAATGGCTGGGCAGGTTTTACGGCAGCACTCGTTGCGTGGTCGGCAATTGATTTTGGTGTACCGCTTGCTCTTAGTGTGACAGGCGAGATGATGCGCACAAGCATGTTAGCCAAAGCTCTAAATAAAGGTGTTGAAAGTGGTATTACAAGTAGTAAAGGATTCCTGGATACCGTCACTAGTGTAAAAGGAATGGCGTTTACCGCGCTTGGTGTTGGTATTGCCGTTGGTGGTGCCAAGCTTGCCGATTACGTTAGAAAACAAGTGTCAGGTATGACTGATGAACAAATTGCTAACGAAAATTTAACTGCTGACGCTGGCGATGTAGTTGATGTAGGCTCTATGGCTTTAGCAGGCGCCTCGATTGGTATGATGTTTGGTCCTAAAGGCGCTTTGGTTGGATCAATATTGGGATTTGCGTTTGGTGTAGGTAAAAAGGCATACGACTATATTAATGCATCCTCAGAAGAAAAGATTGAATTTGACATGATGGGCGAGGACTTGGCAAGGGAAAATGCAAAAACAGCAAAATTAATGTTAGCACAACATGAAGATGGCACAAGAGATCTAACCGAGGCGCAATTAAAAGCTTTAAGAAAACAGGCTGAAGGTCCATCTCGAGATTTAATAGTTGCTACTAATAATGAGATTGGAGATCAAAGAAATACTCTTAATGATGAATTACAAGCAATACAGAATAGAAATATAACTCAGGAGATGATCTACACTGGAAGTCCGTACGGTGGTGGATCATCTCAGATGGTGGATATAACAGACGCCACGAAACTTATGGAGTTAGAAAACAAACAGAAAGCGGATCTTGAAGCTAAAAGGGCTGAAATAGCTAAGGTTGAGGAAACTGTTCGGAAACGAGTTGAAGCTGGATACGCAACTCTCGAAGAATTACAGTATCAAACTCGTGACACCGTCGGCCAAAAGGTTGGATCAATTTTTGGTTTAGTCAACTCTGATGATATATTAGAAGCCAATACCAAAGCAGCTGAAGATCAGCGCCTTTCTTTAATAGATTTTTTCACAAGATCAAAATTCGATGATTATTTAAACGACAAGCAAGTAACAGGAATGATGAAATTAGTTGAAGATGGAGCAATGACTAAAGGACAAATGATTAATATTATTAAGGCAGGAGATGTTAATCAGTATGTGGATGCTTCAGATAAATCAAGTACAGTTAACAAAAGAACTCTATTTACAGGCGGTGATACGGCGCTAATGCCTAATTAAAAAAAGGGACCCCGAAGGATCCCATAAAACGGCCGAGCTGGATGCAACTTTATCAGTGTTGTCCGCCAAGGATTGTTTTTAATTTATTAGCCTTTCAAATAAGCAAGTACTTTTTCAGGCGTTGTTTCACTGTATGGATCTGTTCCACAGTCGTCTTCCATTCCGTCTTCGGTAAACATTCTCTCAACAGTACTATCGTCTACGACCATAGCATATCTCCAAGATCTTTTACCAAAACCAAGATTGTCTTTTGCGACTAACATATCCATTCCTGCTGTAAATTCGCAAGAACCATCAGGAATCAATTTAACATTCTTAACTCTCAAATCTTCAGCCCATGCATTCATTACAAATGTATCATTACATGCAATACAGTATACTTCATCAATTCCTGCCTCAACCATTTGGTCATACAATACATCAAATCCTGGGACTTGATTATTAGAACACGTTGGTGTAAAGGCTCCGGGTAGTGAAAATACTACAACTCTTTTTCCTTTAAAGTAATCGTCAGTTGTAGGGTGGGTCCAATCGAACTCACCGCTTTCTACGTTTCTGCTTCTTACTTTAAACGTTACGTTAGGGACTTGTTTCATAATTTAATTTCCTATCAATAAAAGGGTGGCTTGATGCCACCCAGATTAAAATTGATTAACTTTTTAAGAACTCTTTCTCATTGTTAATCTTAATTTTACGTGCCTTCTTTGCCTCAGGAATTATTCGTTCCAATGAAACAGTTAAAAGACCGTTTACGAAGCTGGCATCAATAACTTCAATATCGTCAGCAAGAGTAAAACTTCTTGTGAACTTTTTGAAGGAAATACCACGGTGAACGTAATCGCCACCGCCATTAAAATAATCACCTGCTTCATCCCATGTGGAACGAACAGTTAATACATCTTCTTTTACTTCGATTTCTACATCGTTAATATCAAGACCTGCTAAAGCAAGATCAATAAAGAACTTTTCGCCTTTCGTGGTTCGGATATTATAAGGCGGGAAGCCTTGTGATCGATGTTCTTGGGGGAACTCTACCAATCTGTCAAAGACTCTATCAAAGCCTACGGCAAAAGGGTGAAGTTGATTTATATTTAATCCAGTCATGTTTATCTCCTATTAAGCAAGATTAATTATTACTATGATGGTTGTTACCCATCGCTTATTGTAAAACCCTTACGGCGTCTTACAAATTTATTTATAACGAAGAGAAGACATCCTTGTCTAAAAAGTTACTCCTTTTCTTCTGTTTCAGTTGCTGCTTTAACTGCACCGCTAGCTGCATCAAGAGTATATGTTGTTACATCAGATACGTCTTTGATTACACCGCTGATAATACCAGTTGTTCCATCGACAACATTGCCGACTGAACTACAGCCCATAACAAAAAAGGTCAATACGAATAGTATATACTTCATAGCCTTCTCTCCTTATTACAAAGTACTTCCGGGGGTGGTTTCCTACCCACTAATTGAAGAAACGTACCACTTGATACGTCGATCATCTTCCTTGAAATAATGGTGCCGGCACTAAGAGTCGAACTCAGGACCTACTGATTACAAGTCAGTTGCTCTACCAACTGAGCTATACCGGCTTTATGTTATCTACCAGTTGAACCAATACCACCTTTACGATCTGTCTTGGTTCCAGGCTTCTTCTTTACTTCTTTAATGTCTTGTTGTGTAACGCTTGCTAATCTACATTG